ATATATTTATGGACATATTGAAAACGGTAATAACGGCGGGAATGAGACCGTATTTAGTGTAGCGGATTTTATACCAATGTTTCACGTTCGTGAATACGTTAAAAAGATAATTGAAAAAACGGGACGTACTTATACGTCAAGTATTTTAGATAGTGCCGAATTTAGAAAGCACGTTGTTTATCCTAATCTTAGCACTATAAATTTAACGCCTACTCAAATAGCTAACAAACAGTATTACGTTGGTTTAACAAGTGATTACACGCTAACTAAAAATACGTTTGTTGACGTAGACCATACAAGTGAGTCAGCTCCATTCTTTGATACGGGCAATCAATCATTTGGTTGGTATGTTCAAATGGCATTCAATGGTTACTACAATACAGTTGCAAGTAATATTTACGATGTTAAAATGACTCACACCGATTCAACGGTTGCTTATTGTAGTATATCTAATTTTATAAGTTCGTTAAACATAGTTAAGAGTCCAAATGGTGGCGTATCATTTTTTAACTTAGCGTCTGAAACTACTGTATTAGTTAGTCCAAGTGTATCATTAAATAAGAATGTAAGCTACCAATACACGCATCAAATAGCAAGCTCTAATCAATTACTAAGTAGTGGCGATAGGTTGTATCATAAAGTTAAATACGACTTTTCAAACGTTACATATTACGATTCAACAGGCATTCAAGTTACAACGGGAACGGGAACTATTACCGTTAAATTAAAAAGCGGTGCAAATGGTACTTCGTTTTATTCCTTACTAACTAATAAAGCAGTTCAAGATGGTGATTCATTATTAGCTAATTCTGTTTTACCGAATAAGATTAAGCAAAAAGACTTTTTAAAGTCAATCATTCAAATGTTTAAACTTCAAATTGAAGTCGATAAAAACAACCCTAACAATTTAATAATTGAAACGTTTGACGTATTCCATGCTGGTGGTATATTGAATTATGAGAATAGAACTGACTTAGACAAAGAGCAAACGAATAATATTAATACATTAGATTCTAAGCGTTACATTTTTAGATACAAGCCAGATACCGATTATTACAATACACTATTCCAAACTAAATACAACGAACCATTTGGTACTGAAAACATAAATGTCGAGAATGAATTTAGTGTGGCTGAAAAGGTTAATGAGGTTATATTTTCGCCAACTCCAAACGTGGCTAATTACTCATTAGGTATTATAGTACCTAAGATATTAAAACAAGAGAATGGCGTTAAAAGTTCGGTAGTTCCAAACATAAGAATACTAACAACGGGTGGTGTTAAAACGTCTCCTAATAATTATACTTATAAAAGTTTTGGTGCAAGTGATTTAGTAACTAATCAATATTTATACGTTGGGCATACTAACGATCCACTTAATCCTACCTATGATCTAAATTTTGGTTTACCTAAGGAGGTGTTTTATACTTTCATTGGCACTTTCTTTACTGATAATAATCTTTATAACAGGTTTCACAAAAACTATATTCTTAATATTTCAGATAGGGACGCTAAGTTTATTACTAAATATTTGTGGGTTAATTCACTTGACATTAATAAGTTTAGTTTTAGAAATAGACTATTTATTGATGGCAGTTACTACTCTGTTAATCGTATTGAAAACTACACGCCATTAGATGAGACTTCGACTAAATACGAGTTAATTAAGTTACTTTATACAGATGCTTTTGTACCAAGTTCAATTGCATTTGTTGACAATCCAACAACGGGAGAAAGTACAGTAACATCCAGAATATCTAACAATGTTAATAGCGAAAACACAACTGCAATAGGGGATTACATTATAAGCCCGTCAAGTTCACGAAATGTTTTAGTAGTTGGTGATTACACGCAAGTACCCGAAAACGTAGACGGCTTTGTTCAATTGAATGGCGTTTATATTCCTAAGGTTGCAAATGGAACGGCTATAAATGAAATAGGTAGCGGAACTTATTATTGTAATGAAGCAGACGGAACTATTTTAATTAAGCCTACAATATCAAATGTTGATATTTATTTACCACTTAATAACTTAGAAACAGTTACATACACTATTGACGGAGTTTTAACAACGATAACATACGGTAAAAAAATAACATTAAAGCGTATTGATAGCACTGCTAATATAGTTACAATTTATCCAGATGGTAGTGATACAATTGACGGATTTAGCTCTTATACATTAAGCACAACTGATACTTTAAATTTACAATATAACGGTAACTGGATAATACTATGATAGAATTTGACGATAAAATAAAACAAGGATTAGCATCTATTTATCTTTTATTTAAGATATATGAATCTAACGATATTGAATTAATTAATAAAATTAAAGACTTAAATAATGGCAGATAATACGCAAAAGGTTGGAGTTGAAGTTGAGGTTAAAGGTGCCGAGAAGTCAATATCGTCAATCAAAGATTTAAAGAATGCAATTAAGGAAGCACGTAATGAGCAAGTAAAATCGGCTGAAGCATTCGGTGAAGGCTCAAAGGAATATTTAACCGCATCTAAACGTGTCGCAGAATTAAAGGATAAAGTTGACGACTTAAGCGATTCTACAAAATCATTAGGCGGGACGGGATTAGAACGTGCATCGGCTGGTATGCAACAATTCGGTGAAGGTTTAAAAAACTTAGACTTTCAAAAAGTTAAAGTTGGATTAACCGCAATGAAGACTGCTTTTGCTGCAGTTGGTATTGGTTTGATAGTTCAACTAATTGCGTACTTAGTAGAAAACTTTGATAGTTTAAGTAAAGGTACCGGTGGACTTGCAGTTGCTTTAAGATTTGTAGCCGATATTTTAAAAACATATATTGATTTAGTAGGTAATGTAATTAACTATTTTACCGACTTAGTTGGATTAACAAGTGAAACACAAAGAGCTATTGAGGCACAAGGTCAAGCATTTGTTGACGCATCAAAAAATTCAAAGGATGCAATAGCAAGTCAATCGGCTGAATACGATAATTTAATTAATGCTGCAAAAGCAAGTGGCAAGTCAACTGTTGAATTAGAAATAAAAAAACAGGAAGCTATTATTGAAACTAATAGAGCTTTATTAAGACAAGCATTAGAGTATGTAAAAGCTGGTGGCGTAGTTGACGCAGAACAAAAGAAATTAATTAACGAGCAAATTAAAGCCGTTGAAACTGCATCTACTCAAATTGAAATAATAAAATCAAATGAAGCTAAGCGTATTCAAGATGTTAATACAAAAGCATACGAAAAGAAAAAAGCAGAAGACGAAAAGTTAAAGAATGATAATATAGCTGCATTAAAACAATTAGAGGATGCAACAATAGCCAACGAAACAAACGAACAAACAAGGGCAATTGCAAAGGCTAATTTAGATAGAAAGCGACGTGATGAGGATATTAATAATTTAAAGGTTAATCAAGATACAAAGAATGCTTTAATTATTCAATCTGAAATAACATTAGCTAATCAATTAAAAGCTATTAATGATAAAGCAATTGCGGATAAAAAAGTTATTGACGACAAAGCAGCTGCGGATAAATTAGCACAGGACGAAAAAAATCAAGCCTTTTTAGATGCGTATTATAAAAAAGAAAATGATTTATTTGTAGCAAATCAAGCAAAAGAAAAGGCAGCAAGGGAACAAGCAGAAGCTGAAAGGTTACAAATAGCAACGCAAGGTTTACAATCAGTTCAAAATGTTAGTGATTTATTCTTTACTATAAAATCTGCTAAATTAAAGAAAGGTAGTGCAGAAGAGTTGGCACTTGCTAAAAAACAATTTAATGTAAATAAAGCCTTACAATTAGGATTAGCAGTTATTGACGGATATAAAGCAGTTACAACTTCATTAGCATCCGCACCCGTTGCAATTGGTCCCGTACCTAATCCCGCTGGTATTGCTTCATTAGCTTTTGCAGTTACAACTTCATTAGCAAATATAGCAAAGATAGCAGCATCAAAATTTGAAGGTGGCGGTGCTGGTTCGCCGTCTACGGGTGGAAGTCCAAGTGGTGGCGGTGCATCTATTCCCGCACCCCCTACAATTAGCAATCAAAACGCAAACGTCGAAGGAACGCAATTTGATGAGAATGGTAGACGAATAGGTAGTAAAAATGATAACACAATAAACGTTGTAGCAACCGTTGGAGTTGACGAAATAACCGCCAAAACAAATAGAGTTAATGTATTAGAAAAACAATCAACATTTTAAATTATGAATTATCCAGTGTATTTATTAGAATTAGACGAGAACGGCAATACTAAGTATGGCTTACAAGATATAGCCTTAGTTGAAAGCCCCGCCTATCAATCGAGCTTTGTAAAGTTTGATGAGCAAAAATTAAACTTCGCTATTCAAAACGAAGAGAAACAAATCGTAATGGGTGCAGTTATGATCCCCGATAAAATGATTTATCGCGAAGAGAATGGTAAACCTTTTTATGTAGTAGCCAACAAAGAAACTATTTATGATGCTGCACAAAAGTTTAACTCTGAAAACAGAAACCTAAACGTTAAAGCAACTCACGAAAGTGATACAAATGTTAGCGACGTATTTATTTTCGAATCATTTATTACAGACGAGAATAGAGTACAAAAAGTTAAAGGCTTTGAAGAGTTACCATATGGTACATGGTTTGTTACAATGAAAGTAAACAATCCAACTGTTTGGGAACAAGTTAAAGCGGGTGAGTTTACAGGTTTCTCATTAGAAGCACTATTTAAACTTAAGCCTATAACTACATTAAGCGACGATGAGATAAACGCTCTAATGTCAATTATAGACTAAATAAAGTGTCCCTTAACTAATTGCATTAATACTTTAAAATAAAATATGAACATAAACGAAACAATTAACAAACTTTTGCCTGAAGATATTAAGGTAAAATTAAAACAGCACTTTGCTAAGTTTAGCGAAATGCCCGTTGAAAAAGTTGTTGAGCCTATCGCTCCGACTGAAGAGAAAGTTAAAATGGCTACTGAAGTTAAATTAAATGACGGTACTTCATTGTCAGTAGATGGTGATATTGCTATCGGTTCTATGGTTAAATTAATTACTCCAGAAGGAGAAGTTGAAGCTATGGACGGCGAATACGTTGCTGAAGACGGTACATCTTATTCTGTAATGAATGGTGCAATATCTGAAATCGCAAGTAAGGAAGAAGAAGCTCCAGAAGTTGAAGCTCCAGTTAGCGAAATGCCAACAATGATGGCTGAAATTGCAAGTCTTAAAACTGAATTAGCAGAATTAAAAGAAACAATTAAATTGACTTTATCGGCAGTTAACACAATCGTTGCAACTCCAGTAGTTGAGCCAATTGAAGCTAAGGTTGAATTTGCTAACATGACTGCATTTCAAAAATACAAAGCAAGTAAATAAAAATGGGAACTTATAAATTTAAAGACGGTTTTGAAGTAGTGTATTCGTCAAGCTCCAAAATTAACAATGATAATTTAACGGACGAAATTGCCTTACATCTATTAGCAAAAGGCACAGTTAAAGAGTCTGACTTTGAAAATTTTAAACAAGAAACAACAAATATAAAAACAACTAAAAAAACAAAATAAACATGGCAATAGCTTATAACATTATCGACATCAGAGGTAAAGCATCAGAGAACGTAATCGCTGAAATCCTTTTCCAAAACAAAACAATTTCTGAAGGTTATGTAACCTTTGAAGAAGAAGTTAAAAACGAAGTAATTTTTACAGAAGGTTCAACTTCAGTAGCAATGCAAGCGTATACTTCTGGAGCTCCAACTTCAAGTGGAACTTTAACAAACTTTGACGTAGCAATTACGCCAACTAAATACATGTACTACCAAACATTTGATCCTAACACTTTGCGTCCATCTCGTTACAAGAGAGACATGAAGCCAGGAGCTTGGGAAGTATTAAGTTCTGAATTTGAAAGAGTTGTTATCGGTGGAATGTATGCTGATAAAATTTCTTACGATGCTGAATTTCAATATTGGTCTGGTATCACTTCAGCTCAAAAAACTACAATCGCTGGTTTAACTGCTGGAACTGCTAACACTTCAATCGGTGCTGACGAGAAAACAGTTGCTGCTGCATTAGTTGCTGGTCAATTTAACGGTGTTGTTGCATCAATGATGTACAATGCTTGGAACTCTACATTAACTGCTGGCGTTGGTACTCGTATCAAAGTTGACGGTGTTGTAGTAACTGCTGCTAACATCCAAACTGAAACTGAGAAAGTTTACACTGCTATTCCTGCTGCTGTATTAGCTTCTGCAACTCAGCCAGTTATTTACATGCCACACGTTAACAAGCAATTCATTAACAGTAACAACAATATCGTTACTAACTATAAATCTGCTTTTGTTGTAACTAACGGTGAATACTTCTATAACGATGTTAAAATTGTATTCGTTCCATTACCAGCTAACGTAATGATTGCAGCACCAAAAGAGCATTTATTTTGGGTAACTGATTTAACTTCTGATATCAACAAAGTTGAAATTAACAAAGTTGGATTAAACCAAGATTTAATGTTTATTAAGCACGTTGGTACAATAGCTCCTTATGTAGCTAACCAAGCGTTCAACGTTTTATACTGCGGAGCTTAGTATTAAATAAAATAGGCGGGTTATTAATTTAATCCGCCTTAATATAAACATTTAAAATAAATAAAAACATGGCATGTTCATTAACACAGGGACACACTCCTAAAACGTGTAAAACAAGTGCTGGTACTAAGTCTTTTTTAATTGCTGAATATGAAACAGTTACTGCTATAACTAAAACGGCTGGCGTAATTACTACTATTACTAAGGCATCTGGTAAAAGATTCTTTAGATACAAGCAAAAAGCAGAGGTTGCTAATTGGAAACAAACAGGAACAGGAGATCCAAAAGTAGGCACAATTGCTTACGATGTTGAAGCTACTGTTGAAATGTTAGGATTAGACCAAGCAAGTCAAACTGAATTAGGTTTATTAATGGCTAACACAGTTGTAATGATTGCAGAAGATAACGACGGTACTTATTGGTATTTAGGCGAAGACTTCGGTATGGATTTAGCAACTGATGGATTAGAATCAGGAACTGCAATCGGAGACTTCAGAGGTAATAAATTATCATTTAAAGGACGTGCTTACACTCGTGTAGCATCTGTATCTTCAACTATTATTTCTGCATTATTATCTTAATCTTTTAATAGATTATTTGTTTAAAGAGTAGCCCCGTAAGGCTACTTTTTTATTTTATTCAAGTCCCTTTTTTACTTTTATATTACTTTAATATAATGATTTTAATAAACAAAAATAGTACTAACGAAGTTGTTTTAACGCTAAGTGAAAAGACTTCAATAACAAGTCCTACTTATTTATTTGAGTTTACAAATGATTCAACAAAACAAACTAAAGTATTTATTAGTGCGGACTACTCTAATAATAAGGAACGTTTTAACGTATTTAATATAATTGAAACATCAACTGAAGTGCCATTAACAGGACGTGTTAGCTTAACTATTGGCGATTGGAAATATAACATTTACCAACAAGCAAGCACTACTAACTTAGTTGTAGCAAATGCAAGTGGATTAGTTGAGAATGGACGTGTTGAGGTTAAGGGTATTGAAACAGATTTAAATGAATTTACAGGCGAACAAACAACATATAAAGAATTTAATGGCTAAGAATAGTATAGAAGTAGTTAGTAACAATTTAGCGTTTGTAACATTCGCTGAAGAGAAACGTCCCGAAATTAAAAAGGATTGGTCTTATGATTACATTAAGTACGGTAAAAAAAATGATTTCCCGAATGAGTTAATTCGTTACTTTGAAGAGCATGCTGAACATGGTGCAATTGTAAACGCAAAGGCACGTTATTTATTCGGCAAAGGTTTAAAGGCGGTTAATCCTGAACAAGAATTAGTAGCAAATCAATTTTTAGATAATGCTAATCGTTATGAGACATGGAATGACTTAGGTAAAAAGTTAGCATTAGATTGTGAATTATTTAATAGCTTTTACTTGCAAATCATAACTGATATGAGTGGCAATCCTAAAGAGTTTTTTCAATTGCAATATGCTAAGTGTAGATTGTCAGAATGTAAAACTAAATTATATTTTAACGAAGACTGGATTAAAAAACCATCCGATTTTAAAGTATTTGATTTATATAATAAAGGTGAGGTTGGAACATTCTTTACAACGTTTAAATATTACCAACCATCTAAAAGTAAGTGGGATTCTATTTATGCAAAAGTACCTTACAACGGTTGCTTAAGCGAAATTAAAAGTGATATTGATATTACTACTTTTAATGATAGCTATGTTAAAAAAGGATTCTCTGCGGGAACGATGGTTACTTTCTTTAATGGAGAGCAATCACCAGAAGTTAAGCGACAAATAAAAGATAGGTTTGAACAAGGTTTATGTTCACCTGACAATGCTGGCGAAGTAGTAATTAACTTTGCGGATAAAGGCGGGCAAGCTGCACAAATACAAGCGTTAAATGTTGACGACTTAGATAAGAAATTTGAATTTATATCTAAACGTTACCAACAAAAGATTGTAACAGGCCACAATATTACTAATCCCGAATTATTTGGTATTAAACAAGAGGGTTCTGCATTAGGTAATCGTGTTTCAATTAAAGAATCACACGAATTATTTTTAAATACTTACACTAAGCCACGTCAAGAAACATTTGTTACATTCATTGAAAACATTTGTTATTCAGTAACTGGAATATGGATTGACTTTGAAATTGAACAATTAGATGCTATCGGTTACGATCTAACTAATGATGCTGACTTAACTCAGGATGAGCGTAGAAAGTTAAAAGGATATGAGCCATTAGTAGCTACTAAATTAGATGCTAACGGAATTGAAATAAAAGAGGGTGCAGTTAATTCAACTTTAACCAATTTAACAGGCAGACAATTTCAAGGCTTAATGAGAATAGTATCTAAGTTTGATGCTGGTAAAATTAGCAAAGAAAGTGCCTTAGCTTTAATGGTAAGTGCTTTTGGATTAACAGAAGCAGACGCTTTAACATTCTTAAATGAGAATGATGCGGTTGTTGAAAGTCAAGTTAAAATGGCTGAACAAACTAATACTATTTTAGCTAAGTTTAAAAGTTTAGCAAAATCGGATTATGTAGACTTTGAGTTATTATTTGAACATGATGCACACATTCATAATTCACAGGATGCTTTAAAGTTAGAGTTAAAAGCTCACAAAATGTATTTTGCCGATGCTTTAACTATTAGTATAACAGAATTAGATGACGCCGTTTTAAATGCAATACAAGGCAATCCTACACTAACAGTTGAGCAATTAAACGCTTTATTAAAAGTGGATGTAACTGAAAGTTTAGCAAGGTTAAATGAAAAGGGATTAATTGAAACTAATGCAAATGGTTACGAAGCTACTACTAAGGGAATTGAAAAGGTAACTAATCCGATTGACGAATATGTTACTGAAATTAAAACAATTTATAAATACAAAACTAAGCCAGACGCTCCCGCTTTATTAGGTGAGTCAAGACAATATTGCAAAGAATTATTATCTGAAAGTCAAACTAAGTTTTGGGAATTTGAAGACATTGATAGCATGAGTAATGAGTTTGGAATGAATGCTTGGGATTTTAGAGGTGGTTATTATACTAATCCAAACACTAATGAAACAACCCCTTGGTGTCGACACATTTGGAAAGCACAAACAATAAAAGTAAAAACTAAAAAATAATGGACGCTTTATTTATATCACAACAATACCTTAAAGACAAATCATTAATTAATGATAATACAGATTGGGAGCTTTTGCAACCATCTATTATCATGTTACAGGATTTGAAACTTCAACAAGTATTAGGTACTCCATTGTTTGACGACTTGCAATCTAAAATTAATGCTGGCACTTTAAATAGTAATGAAACTAATTTAATAACTAAGTACATTCAAAAGATGTTACATTGGTATATTGTAATGGAAGCCACTACTATTTTAAAGTATCGTTATTCAAATAAAGGTGTGGTTGTTAAAAGTAGCGAAAACTCACAACCAATTTCAGAAAGTGAAATGAAAACACTTAAGGACGATTGGCGTGCGGTTGCTGAAGAGTATGCTGAATTATTAACTAAATACTTAATTAAAAATGAACGTTTATTCCCTTTATACAATACTTATAATTCAGAGGGTATGTATAGAAGTAGAACTAACTTAAGCACAGGAATATTTTTAAACGATGACTTCGTGATTC